GCGCAAGGCCGGGCACGGCAAGTTGCCGAAGAAGTAGGGCGCATGGAGAAGGCTCCGAAGTCCGACACACCAGCAAAGCCGTCCGAGCGCATCACCGGGTCGAAGACGAACCCTTCCGGTAGTGCATCTGATGCGAACGAAGGCATTCAGTTAAGCGATGAGATCGTCGCCTCGCTCGAGCAGAAGGTGTCCGACCACAACAAGGACTCGGACAAGAAGGCTACGCTCGGCATGCTGAAGACGGTGTGGCGGCGCGGAGCAGGTGCGTTCAGCCAGAGCCACAGTCCGGTGGTGAAGAGCCGGCAGCAGTGGGCGATGGCGCGCGTGAACGCCTTTCTCCACCTCTTGAAGACCGGCAGTCCTCGCAACCCGAAGTACACGCAGGACAACGACCTACTCCCCGGCAGCAGACAGAAGAGGGTAGCCGCTGCTCTTGCTCGTGGAAAAGCGGCGAAGAAGTAGATAAGGGAGCGCATGGCACGCAACGGGACTACCACGCCGCTTGATGCAGCAGCCGTAAGGGCCGCGATGCAGCGAGACCGGTTCGTCAGCATCTGTCGAATCGTTCGCGAAGACGAGAGCATTGGGTCGCTCAACATCACGCCCACGCAGCAGCAGGTACTAGATGCGTGCATCAACCACCGCTGGGTGATGATCAAGAAGTATCGTCAGGCGAAGATCACCACGCTGATGATCCTCGATCTGCTCGGTCAGTGCATGTACAGCCCAGGCGTGCAGGGCGTGCTGATCGCAGAGAAGTACGACACGGCAGAGACGGCGTGGGGCCGCGCTCGCTACGCGTATGACTACCTGCCGGACGCCATCAAGATCCCCACCCGCTCTGGTCGTGACCCGGCGAAGCGTGAGATGGAGTTCGTCCACGGTGGACGCATCAAGACCATCACCGCAGCCACCGGTACGCCGGCCATCGGCAACAGCCCAGACCGTGTCGTCGTCACCGAGTACGACGAGTTCAATGACCAAGACAACTTCAACGCGCACTTCTTCCCGTCCGTCGCGAAGAGGCAGAACGCCCGCGTCGTGATGGAGTCCACCCCTGGTAGGCAGGGCACGACCTCGCACACGATGTGGCTCAAGGCTCTTGAAGGCTCGAGCCAGTTCCACCCGGTCTTCCTCAAGTGGTGGCTGGACGACACCTGCACCATCCACGACCCGACGTTCATCCCAGACCAGACCGAGCTGCGGCTGATGGAAGAACTTGAGGGCATCACCTACGCGCACCTCGCGTTCAGGCGTGCGCGTCTCGACACCGAGTTCATCGGTGACGACAACAAGTTCCGGCACAAGTACCCCTACGGCCCGTATGACGGATGGGCGGCAGAGAGCGGCAACATCCTTCCTTCGGATGCGCTGCTGCCCATGCTGACGGATGCAGTCGCCACCATCGATGGTCGTGAGCATTACTTTGAAGATCGTGAGGAAGGCGTCCCGTACCTTCTGACGTGCGACCCTGCTGGCTACGGTAGCGACGGAGACCCGAGCGCCATCACCATGTGGAACGCGTGGGACCGCACCGAGGTGATGTCGTGGTCTGGTCGTGAAGACCCAGGTCGCCTCGCTGCACGCATCATGCGCATCCAGTCGCACTGGGACTGCGACGTGGTGGTGGAGAGCAACGCCCCCGCATGCGTCCAAGCGCTCATGTCTGCGCGGTGCCCGAAGCTCTACCACACGAACGCTAACCACCCCGGCTTCTACATGACCGCGACCGGCAAGAGCGCGGCCATCGTGACGCTGGTCGAGCAACTTCGCCAGAACGACATCCACCTGAAGACGAAGGCGACCATCCATCAACTCATGCAGTGGGACGGTCAGAGCCGTAAGCGTGGAAAGGGCGAGCATGGACGCCACCACTTCGACAGGGCCATCACCGTTATGATCGCTGCTGCTATGTTTAGGCAGCGGGGATATGGGCTGCGTCCAGCGGGCAGTAGCCGTCCGCATGTACTGAAGCCTGGTCAGACTTCTGGTCTGTCGGTCAACATCCTCGACAAGCTCTTCCAGCCTCGCCGTCGCAAGACACTAGGGATCCACCCATGAAGCTCAACGAGTACCTCCCTACGATCCAAAGGCACGTCGAGTCGTACAAGAGTACGGAGAAGCTTGCCTTCGATCGGCTGCTGCGGTTCTACCAAGGCAAGTTCTACACCGACCGCGAGTCGGCTGGTCCGACCGAGAGCGAGTTGATCGTCACCTCGATCAACCTCACGTTCGCCATCACCGAGACGGCGCTCTCCTCGCTCATCCCCCGCAACCCGCAGGTGACCGCGCTCTCTCGTGGCCCGTCTCCCGGTGATGCTCTCCGCGGCATGGAGGGCGTGGTCAACCTCGCACTCGACACCAGCGACTACTACAGCGAGCTGGTCCTCGCGGTGCAGGACGCGGTCCTCTACGGTCGTGGCGTGCTGAAGACCGTGTGGGACAAGCAGCAGGATCTTCCGCTGGTGCGGGCGTGCGACATGCGAGCGGTCTTCTTCGACCTCACCGCACGGCGTCCGTCCGACATCCGGTACTGGATCGAGGCGACGGTCATCAGCGAGGAAGACCTCAAGGATCGCATCGCTCAAGGCATGTACAAGCCGTGGGCGAATAGCCTCAAGGGAGACACCTACCCTCGCTGGCTCAACTACGATCTCGGCACCGGGGTCTCTCGCGAACAGCTCAAGAACTGGCAGAACTGGATCGTCGTGTACGAGGTGTACGACATCGAGAGCGGGCGCGTCGTCCACATGCACCCCGACCATGAGGAGCCGCTCATGGAGGATGCGCTGCTGTACAACCCGTACAGCATCATCGCGCTCAACAACAACGGGCAGGACTGCCGTGGCCTCTCCGACATCGCTCTGATTAGCGACAACCAAGAAGAGTTGAACCACATCCGCACCTACCTGCTGAACATCGCGCGTCTGTCGATTCCGAAGACCGCGTATGACAGCACCGCGCTGCAGAGCGAGGACGTGGCTCTCGCGCAAGAGGCGCCGGTCGGATCGATGATCGGCATCCGCACGACGAACAACCAGCCGCTGCAGAACAGCTTCTACCCGTACCCGATGCCGCAGCCTCCTGGTGCGCTGTTTGAGATGGCGGCTGCGCTCGAGAAGAGCATCGCCACCGTCTCTGCGCTCGCAGACGCACAGCGTGGTCAGGTCACGGGTGCGCGCACGGCGACCGAGTTGGCGCTTGTCGAGGGTCAGCTCCGCAACCGTCTGTCTGCTCGCCAGCGAAAGATTGACACGGTGACGGTCGAGGTCGCAGAGAAGATCGCCTTCCTCGCCAGCAAGTTCATGCAGGAAGAGAAGATCGTGGAGTTCACCGGCTACTCCGACGCCGAGCCCATCCACCCGTCCACGCTTGAGGGCGTGCGCGTGAAGTTCAAGGTGGTGCCGTACTCCCCGATGGAGAGCAACCGCGCTGTGCTGCAGGAGCAGTTCAAGGCGGCGATGGAGTTCCTGCTGAACAACCCGTTCATCGACACGGTCGAGGTGACGAAGCAGTTCCTCGAGGTGTTTCAACTCTCCCCGCGTCTGCTCAAGAAGGAAGGCGCACCCGCTCCTGCTGGTCCCGGTCCTGCACCTTCTTCTGCTCCTGCTCCTGCTGCCACACCGCAGGATGCTGCCGCCATCCTTCAGGCGCAGGGCATCGCGGAGCCAGCAGCACAGATGCCGCCGCAGCAGCAAGCGGTCGCTGACCAGGCGGCTGCACCCATCACCAGCGAAGAGGCAATGGCATGAGCTTCATCACGTTCGACCTCAACTGCGAAGAGGGCCACTGGGAGATCGGCGTTCTGTATCGCCGCTCCGAGGGACCGCCCCCGTGCCCCGAGTGCGGTAAGGCGCGCAAGAACGGATGGTACCCGCGAGGCACGTCCGTCGCTTCTACGGTCGGCATGTGGAAGCCGCTCACCCATGACGGTGTGACCTACGAGACCCGCGAGGACTGGAACGCTTACAAAGCGGTGGTCGAGCGCAACACCGGTCAGAAGATCGTTGAGGTCAGCAACTCGGATCGACACGAGCGCGCCGACTTCCACAAGCATCGGGCATGGGAGGCGCGACGTGCCCGAGGGATCGACAGCCAGCAGTGGGCCGAGATCGTCCGTGAGCGCAACAACGGCTATGACCCGATCAGCGGGCGGCACTTTAGGAGGCCACAGTGAAGGACATGAACGAAGATGGCGGCATGACCGCAAAGCTCAAGGAGATCCTCAAGGCGACGGTCGAGAAGGCCGAGGCTGACGGGAAGCTCAAGCCCATCGAGGACGCCATCAAGGCGCTCAACCTCAACACCGACGCGAAGACGCTGTTCATGGCGGCGCAGCTCGATGACAGCACCAAGGGCAAGTCGCCCGAGGAGTTGGCGTCCATGCTGAAGGGACAGCCCGAGGTCGTGCGCGTGGTGATGACGAAGATCGAGATGGCGCCGAAGCCCGGCATGGAGGAGGAGCCCACCGAGGAGGAGGCGATGCCTTCTGTCGGCGCCAAGATGATGAAGATGAAGAAGGATGCCGAGATGTCCGACATGGCCGAGGACGGCATGGAGGATGAGGGCAAGGCCCAGGCGTACCGTATGCGGATGGGCATGTAGTTCCTGAACGGGCGGGACAGCAACCGCCCACACCCTAGTACGAGGAGAAGCATGGAAACGAACACGAGTGAGGTCGTGCAGGATACGGTGGCGCAGGAGGCGTCCTCGCCATCTGAAACCGGGAGCGGTGACGCTTCTCCTGCCGCATCTACGACGACAGGTGGCGAGGATGCCGCCTCTGCGTGGAACGGTGAGCTTGAGAGTCTCAAGTCTCAACCGTGGTGGGCGAGCCTTCCAGAGAACGTCCGTTCGTCCGTAGAGGGTGGTCTGAAGTCGAAGCACGCCACCTGGCAGCGCGGCTACCAGACGAAGTTCGAAGAGTTCAAGAAGGGCCAGCAGTCGTGGCAGCAGGAGAAGGCTGCGCTCGAGAAGAGCGTTGCCGAGGCCAAGGACCACAGCGCGTGGGTCGAGCGTCTCCTTGGTTCTGACGACACCTCGTCCGAGTTGAACGCGAAGATCGAGAGCCTCACCAAGGCGCTATCCGAGAAGGACTCGACGCTGTCTGCTCTTGAGCGTGAGCGCGACGACTGGAAGACTCGTCTCGTCTCCTACGAGGAGCAGGTGGCCGCGAAGGAAGCGGAGTTCTTCGACAACAAGTTCAAGACCGACTACCCCGACATCTACAACGACTACTCGGTCGATGAGAACGGGACGGAGAGCGGTGCGTTCTCGCACTTCCTCAAGCTCATCGAGTCTGGGTTCGACAGCGATGCTGCTGCGAAGATGACGCGAGCGATCATGCCGGCTCCGGTACAGGCGCCTGGTCCTCGCAAGGTCGAGCCGCCCCCGAGCATCCGCGCACAGACCGCACCGGGTACGCGCCCGCAGCCGTCTACGACGCAGTCCTCGCGTGAGTTCACGTCGTATGATGATGCCATCCGGTCGCTTCGCGCTCAAGCGATGGGTGAGCCAGATGATGAGTGACATTCTGTCCGATGCTTGACAGAATGTCCGTCTACTGCTTACGGTTGAAGTAGCCCCCACCGGAAGCATCGTAGGCGCAAGCACGGTAGGCTCCTCTGGATGGGAAGGCGAGCAAGCAGTCTTTCTCCTCTTCCTCTCTCCACAGGAGCCTACGCTCATGTCGGTTTCTATCGAACTTCTGAACACGACCCTCGCGGACCTCAAGGGTCCGATGGTCAGCGCGTTCTACCAGAACGTCCCCACCTTCCGTGCCCTCGAGAAGAAGGGCCGCATCTCCGCTGACGGCGGCACGCTCATCGAGCGCCCGATCATGTCCGGCTCGCCCGCCCGCGGCACCGGCATCTTCAATGGCGACGAGACGCTGGACATGACCCGGTACAAGAAGAGCCAGAAGTACCAGGTCGAGTTCCACCGCGTCGTTCTCCCCATCAACATCCCGAAGAAGGAGTTGATGCAGAACAAGGGCCGTCTCGGCGCGATCAAGCTCATCGACACCTACCCCAAGGTGACGATGGACGGCTTCACGACCGACTACGAGAAGTACCTTCTCACGGGCGGTTCGGCTGGCATCGCGATCGACAGCGCGGAGCTCGCGGGCTTCACGACCTTCAACGGCCAGTTCATCGCTGGTGTCGGCACGGGCGTGACGAACGGTCTCCTCGACTTCGCGACCCCCGCGAACCAGACGCAGACCGTGCAGAACGTCGCCAAGTCCGCTGCCAACTACCACTTCAACCAGGCGCAGCAGATCACGGCGTTCGCGACGGACGGTATCAGCAAGATCCGCAAGCTCTACCGTCAGTGCGCGCAGTACAGCGGCAAGCCGAACGGTGGGCCGGACATCATCGTGATGGACGATGACACCTTCGGCAACTACCAGAACGCGAAGCTCGACCTCGTCCGTCTCACGGCTCTGCCCGAGAACACGGACAAGTCGAACCTCATTCAGGACGTGATCGGCGTGGGCGGCGTGTACGCGTCGAACCTCATCGACCTGACCACGGACTTCGTGGCGCCGACTGGCAGCGAGTTCGACCCGCGTACCGGTGTGGTCTACATGATCAACACCGACTTCCTCGAGCTGATCCACATCCAGAAGATGACGATCTCGGACTTCACCGACCAGATCGCGCAGCAGGATGCGGTGACCGCCAAGGTCGAGCTGCACCACCAGATGGTTCTCACCAAGTTCCCCGCCCACGGCTGCATTGCCGGCGGCGCGTCCTAATCTACGGAGGATCGAAAGATGCTTACCGAGTTCACCTCTGATGCGGTGTCTGCGATCGACAGCACCGCCAACTACAAGCTGGGCTACAAGGTCTTCAC